GTTCACCAAGAGAATTAACATCATTAGTGTTCTTATAAAACGTATCGTGATTACCCACCATCATATGGAGAGTAACACCCTTGTCTACAAATCTTTGAATAAATCTTTTACGGAAGTCTTGTGCTATCTTGTAGGATACAAACTTACGTCTGTCCATAACGTCACCCAAATGAATAACCGTATCAATACCATTCTCTTCGATATATGGAAAAAATACATTCTCCCAAAATTCGTAAAAGTAATCGTTAAATGCTAAGTTGTCATTGCGGGCACCGAAATGGGTATCAGTTATCAGTGCTATTTTCATCTATTATCTCATCACCTTGTTCATCATAAAATTTTTCAAGTCCCTTTGGTTCTTTCTTAGTTTTCTTTTTAGGTTTGTACACTGCTTCTGGTGGTAGGAAGTTCTTCTGTAGATACTCCACAAAAACACCTTGTTCACTGTCTCCATCCATAAGAATGTCCACGTTCATGTTTTCAATTATCTTATGTTTAACATGTTGTTGTTTCTTTTCTTTTTGAATTCTACGAATAAACGCATAATAGATTATCTGCGTAAAATAAGCAAAAGGGTTGTTTGATTTTTCTGGATTGAAATTACTACAATACTGTAGACAGTTTTCAATACCATCAGATATCATCTCATCTCTATAAGTATAGTTTATAAAATTTGGACGATAGGATAGGTGGTTAGCAATCTTTAGGAAACACTCCCCAATGTAGTTGGTCACAGGTGGTTGTGGGTCACCTTGTGCTTCTGCATCTTTGCATCGCTCTTTCCATTCCGACATCGCCGCAAGGAACTCTTTATTATTTACATAATGAGCACCCGATTTCTTTTTAGCCATATATTTAACTCCACATTGTATGCATGTTTTTATGCAACTTATTAACCATTATACAGATTTACATAGAGATGTCAATAGCTTAATTAATTTAAATTTATTTAAAAAATCTATTGCTTTTCTATTGACAACTTGGTATATTAGCTATGTAGGGTATGAGAATGAATAGAACTAATGTATAGTCTTAGTAACTACTTCTCCATACTCCTCATCCCATTCCTCTTCTTCAATACCCATTAGTTCGGCATCTGTTGGTTCTCTTTCAACAATATCAATATCTGCATTCATCCTCATTACACAATGTTCATAAAACTTAGACAAGCCCGTAGAAGCGTTTGTGATAATCATTACTTTGCTTTTATCAATATTATAAGTATTATCCTCAGAGAAATGTATCCATCTCACTAAAGATACAGATTCGTCTATTCCAAATTTTGTTACCTTTGGTACAACTGATATTTGTAGGGGAGATTGTATCTCAAAAGTCCTTGGATGTTCGTCAGCCACTAGATTACAAATAATTTCTTCACCACTTAAAAGTTTTAGAATCTTGTATTCAGTCATTTGATTTTTATCCTATTGATTGTGTAATCGAATTGTTCTTCATTATAGATATTTATCCGTTCCATGAAGTGGTTCAGAGTAAAGTTTCTTTTACTCTTATAAGACAAGTCATCTGCTAAGTCGAAGAGGGTAGCGGTATCTTTACTTTCAGACCTACGCAGTCCACGACCAATCGATTGCAAGGCACGAACTCTGGACTTACTTGGACTTGCGAACACGATGTTATGGAGATTCCGAATATTGATACCAGTACTAAAAGTACCATAAGACGCAACAATGATTGCATTCTTTTCTTTCTCTGTAATTTCTCTAATTTGTTCACGAGTTTGTGTGTCCGTACCGCCAAAGACATAGAATACTTTTCTGTCTTTAGCAGAAGTATTAATCATATCATAGAGAACACTTCCATGTTTCTCTACATACTGAAACAATACTAAAGTATTAGTATTGAGGTTAAGAGTTAAATCCCTAATGAATTCATTTCTCTTTTGATGAGTGACAATAAAATCCATCTCATCTTGATAGTTCATATTCTTGACAAGTTTGCACTCTTCTTCTGAGTATGTCAATACCAATGCTTTGATATCGAATGCAGCAAGTGTCTTTTTGTCAATAAGTTCTTTTGTGGATACTACTCTATTTAGTGAACCGAATAGTCCTTCAAGAACTAATCTATGTGTCTGCATACCATCAAGTGTACCTGTCAAACCAAACCTGTACTTACATACATCTAGTTTAGTTAAAACATTTGTCAAGGACTTTGCTTTAAATAAATGGGCTTCGTCCCCAATAACACAACCAAATTGTGCAAAGTATTTCTTTGGAAATTTGTAGATAGATTGCCATGTAGATATAACAACTTTCTTAGATACATTCTTATCATGTCCACTGTATATCTTCTGTAGATATTTCTCATCCCATCCATAGTCAAGAAAGTCTGAGTACATCTGTTCTACTAGAGATGTTGTTGGAACAAGAATAAGTATCTTGTCGTTATCTTGTGGTTGTAAAAGTAACTCGTAGTATCTTACGAGAATATAGATGATAAGTGATTTACCAGATGCAGTAGGGCTAAGAAGTAAAGCACGATGTTTTCTGATTGCATAATCCACGGCATTAACTTGGTAGTCTCTTGGAGATATTGATTGATTCCTACTTTTAAGTTTAAGACTCGTAATGAATCCTTCCAAGACTTCTCTGCTGATTTGTTTCTCATCTTTAAGTTCCTCACTTATTTCATATGGTTCATCCCAATCCTCTAACCACTTTTCTAAATACGAAAGTAATCCAAGGTATAACTCTCCATTTTGTGGAGAGAATAATCTAATCTTACCATCCCATATACGATTTCGATATGCAGGCATAAACTTAGCGCCTGGCACTTCAAATGTAAAATGTTCTGATAACGACCTTGCAGTCGAGGCTTCAGTATCCACTCTGAGGAATACCTCATCCTTTTTAGTAACTTGAGTCACTAGATAGCACCGTCTACAAATTTACGCCATTCAATTGCGTTCTTTATATCCCATCCTCTAGATTGTATCTGTTTGAGAATTCGTTCACACGAGTCAGTACACATCTTATAGTATTCGACTTTCTGTTTTGCTTTAATAAGTTCTTCATCCGACTCCAAGTAAATGGGGATGTCAACTTTAAGTATTTTATGATCGAAAGGGTTATCACGATAGACAATAGGGTCTGCTTTACCACCATAGTACTCCCATTTCTTTCGATAGAGTACACGATAAGTTCCCTCATTCATAAGAACGAGTTGTCTAAAAGTGTTGTAGATAGTTAGGTATTTTTGGTGAAGAGATGCAGACTTCAGAGATTCATCTCCAAGTTCTAAGTCATCCATCTTCAAGTCTTTTTCAGCTTGTTGCTGTAGTTCTTCTAGTGTCATAATATATCACATCCTAATAATAAAAGTTGAGCAGAGATTGGTTGGAACTTTCAGTTCTAAATTTTCTCTGTACTACTGAGACTCATGGTTTGGTGTTAAAGTTCACCTTATCTGCTCATACTTATTTATAATACTGCTAATTCGTAAACATCATAATTGAATGTTACACTTGCAGTCAATCCTTCAGTTGCAGTATCTTTTGTATCGAACTGAAGTCCAGAAAGTGAAGTCGGATATATGTTCCGAAACTTCACTTGTATACTGGGATTGTTCTTATTTGTCAATATAGTCAAAGTCGCATCACTTGTCATAACTGAAGGGTTAGTAACATTACCCTTGCCTGCGTTGCCTATTTCTTTTGTATCTGTATCTCTAATTGCTTTTGCAAATTGTTCTGGACTAACTGGAAATCCTATTCCTGTCATCCAATCGTGTATTTCTCTGTAATTCTTTAAGTTCTCTTGAACTAGAAAGGTAAGTTCTAATGGACTAAACTCTAAAGTATCACCCATGAATGGCATTGCTTTATAACGACTGTTCATAATTGCATCACCAGAGAATGCGATGCCAGGCAGATTAATCTCCTGTGCAAAGTATGTCGTATTTGGGACTTTCAGAATATCAAACTTAAACTGTGAAGCACGTGCTAAGTCAAAGTTATCTGGTTGTCTATCTAATGCAGTGGTTATTGCCATATCTTATTCCTTTTCATAATACTATTTATAGCGACCAAAAAAAAGGGGAGAATTTCTTCCCCCCTTTTCAGATTCGTTAACCGAATTCTTATTACTACATGATGTTAGTAACTTGTACTCTTCTGTAGTATACGTTGTCGTTAGCTGTTAAAGCACCAGCACGAGCAGTCGCACCACCAGCAAATGGGTTTGCAGTCAAGCCGTAGCGAGTCTTGAAACCGATTTTAGGTTGGAAAGTGTTTTCACCAACCGCACGAACCATTTGTAATGGAACATATGGGCAGTAGAAAAGACCTGAGTCATAAGGTGAAGTACCTTTATAACCAACAGTGTAGTACTGTTTTGCGTCAGCATTTGCTGAGTATGGGTCGATATACACTTTGAAACGTCCGTTAAGTACACCAGCGAATGTGTTACCAGCGTCATCAACATTCAAGTTGTTGTTAAGAGCAGGAGTGTAATCTAATACACCAGCCATTTGAAGTGCAGATGCAACATCTGAAGAACAGATAATTACGTTACCTTTACCTCTACGAGTTTGTTGAGCAATTACATTCGCATCTCTTTCAAGTTGGAACATAAGTCCTTTAAACTTCTCAACACTCCAACGTCCGTTAGAGTCAACGTCCATGTCGAAAATACCAGCAGTTGCAGTATCAGTCTGTGCGCCTGGTTTAGCAGTTACATAGATTGAACGGATAACTTCACGGTTGATTTCGTTTAGGATTTCAGCAGAAAGAATGTTTGCAAGTTCTGTTTCAGCATCCAATCCGTGGATTGCTTTAAGGTCTTGCGCCAATTCCATTGTGTATTCTGCTTTAAGAGCTCTTGACTTTGCAGTAACAGTTTGCTTCTCAATTGAGAATGCCATTTCTGCGAAGTGGTTAGAACTAGAGTCACCTTTAGCTTCTGCATCAGCAGTTGCCATACCAGTACCACCAGTGTAAGTACCTGCTGGCGAATCGTTAAGAATCGCTGGGTTAGTACCTGCTTGTGTACCGTCACCAGAGAAGTCAGAGTCTGCTTCGTTGTAGAAAGTCTCTGTACCACTTTGGTTAGTGTAACGTGAACGCATTGCAAAAATCAAACCAGTTGGGCCAGTCATAGGTTGTACACCTGCCACATCGTATGCGATAAGGTTAGGCATAGCACGTCTGACTAATGAAATTAGGATTGGATCCCAATTATCAACAGCAGAACCAGTTGCGTTAGTTGGTGCAGCTTCTGATAAGAACGCAGAGTCCTCACGAAGTGCTTTTTCTTGGTTTTCTAGGATAACAGTAGTTACAGCCTTACGATAAGAATCATTAATCTCTGGAAGATCATTGTGTTCTAGGACTG